CGCACCAGCCCCACTTGAGGTGGTTGTCTCTGGAGTCATAATGCCACCAACAAGACTCACCTTGCCTGTCCCGTTAGGGGTGATTGTTATATTACCATTAGTATCTGTTGAACTAATATCATTACCATTAATGGTAATATTGTCAACCAGCCACTCGTTAACCTTTTTGCTTGAATCGACAACAACTGTTTTAGACGCTAACACTGTCCCAGCCGTTACGCCATCGTTAGTATTAAGCTCTGCTTCCGTGCAGGTCACAGCCGCCCCAGCAAACGTAGTAAATGTTCCCGCCAGTGCAGTCTTGATTGCACGAATATGATCGTCCCCCTGGCCCACTGGGTCAGTTGCAGTTGGGTTGGTCGTGACCAAATCCGTTATATATGTTACGGTTTCTAATGCCATTTTGTTTTCCCTAACTAGAGTCGCAGACCTTACGGTCTAAGAATAACATGGGGGGGCTACCCCCATGTAGATTGTATTGTTACCCAGGCTTCATAATTATCAGACCACCGGGATTCCCCGCTGACCGTCCATCTAGTCCACTTATCGTTCCAGTTGTCCGTTTCTTCGTCCCACCCGTCAGATGACTTCTCATCCCAATACTCCACCTGCGATACCCGTGTCCAGATTGTGTCAACCATCAGATGCCTCTTTGGTCGGATGTCACATGTAAAGCACCACCGGACCACCGATCTTTAGCATCGGCGGTTGTTATAGCTTCCACCGCTTGTGAAAAGTACATGCCCCACATCTTTGCGGCTTCTTGGTCCTTAACAAAAGGCTCGGCTTCAAGTAACGCCCCATAAAGCAATAAATCCGGGGCATCGGTGATTAACCAATTGCTCGTTTGCGTTGTTGAGAGGTGGTCGAATTTCTTATAATAAACCATCTCAATCGTGTATACTGCATCAGGGGTAGGCCCTAATCTTATCTCATCTCCTACCAAGGTATAGATTCTTGGTCGGCCGCTACCACCACCCCACTTCGTTGTCATTTCAACATCAAAGCGTTCGGGCGACATGTACTCTAAATCCAAATCCCTGCCGTTCTGTGACACAGATATATGACGCATCTGTATATAGCCACTTGGCAAACCCATATAGTCCTCACCGGACTTGGTGGGTGCCGTAGACCTTCTTTCCATAGCCCTTATGCGAACATGCCTGTTAATACGATTTTCTGCTAAGGTTATAAATTCAGGAATCCTGTCTGCAAGATCGTTCCGATCCAGCCAATTAGCAACTGCTGTCTTTAAATTGTCAAACGAGTCTATAGCCATGCGTCTGCCGTTCTCCAGCCTTTATTATTAGGGTCATTAAGCCACTTCTTCATGGCCTTCTTGTCCCACCACAGACCCTCACGCATTAACTGGTCAACGACAATATTAGGAATACGGGCGACCATGGTCATTTCACCATACCTGCCTGAACCACTATTCTTGTTAACAGCAAACGCTTTACGGTCAGCTTTGTTTCTTTCTATGATAGGGCTAACTTCCTGTTCAGAATGAAAGTACACAGCATCAGCCATACTATCGGCCCAACCAGAAGTCTTTACCTGGTTATCCCCCCAGTCTTCAGAACCCGGTATTAGTGATTCGGCCATCTTAAAAAAAGTGGTGATGCACGGTAGCTAATACCACAAAACCCCACATCACCCAATTATATTTATACAAAAAATTATTCATAATCTTTACCCCCATATAAATAAGGTAACTAACAGGGCGGGGCAACCTATTAAGCCACCCCACCCCCGTCAGATTACAGAATTGAAGTATTAAGATCGGCAACTTTAGAGTTAGCCGCTTCATTACGACATTCAAGGGTATATTCAGCTAAGAGCAAACGCTTCTCAGCATCACCCGTCTTGGCAAGCTCCCAAATCTTGAAAGGTCTCAAGTAGGCAACCGCCCACATGTCTTTCTGGATAATGGAAATGGTACGATCACGGGAGAACCGTGAAGGTACAATCTTTAGCTCGCCAAAGTCAGAAACATAAACGTCAGCCGCACCTACAATGGTCGCCGGGTTTACCCCACTCTGTTCACGGTAAATTGTAGCAATACCGGAGAACTGAGAAGAAATGTTCTGTTTATTTACGGGGCCACATAAAGCACATTCCGGGTCGCCACCAGCTACCCATGCTTCATTGACAGCCTCTTTAAACATAGCCTCAGTCAAGTCACGCTGGGTCCCATCGGTCAACGCAGTGGTCCCATTCGTGTAAGAATAGGAAGTACCTTGTGAGCCGTTAGTTTGGATCCAATGCTCTAGGCCACGAGACCTGGGGGCAGTCGTGCCAGTAGAGATAACCTGCTCATTTTCCTGAGACAGGTCAAACTCCATATCACGCTTGAGTTCTTTCCCCTTTTTGGCGACTTGGTATGCAATTTCTGATTTTCTACCCGCCTTCAGGGTAGACTCATGGGTGCCAGACACAATGAGGGTCTTAGCGGCAATCTGGGTGCTATTAGACACACGGGTTGTCGCACCAAGAGCTTCAACCCCTGAACCATCAGCCACATTATAGCCACGAGAATCATAATCGTCACCCTCAACCTGAGCATTAGAAGCGGCCGCTCTTAGAGAGTCGGTTTGCCATTCATGCAGGGTTGTGGTCGCCTTTGTCTTGCCAATATTAGACATAAAAGGAGTTTCTGTTGGACTAATATCATAGATAACGTCTGTCAGGTCCTCCCTGATGCCGACTGCTTGAGTTAGGTTGGTTTCTGGCCCAACCCCAAAAGTATTTGTTAGTACGGTCATACTACTTCTCCTTTAAGAACTTACAAGAGGCTATAAACGGTCGAATATTACACTCGCCGCATCTTCCAACCTACCAGAAGATTTTAGCTTCTCCATTTTTTGTTTATACCGCCCAGTTTGTGCATCTCTGGGTTGGGCTTTTGAGCCTGGTTTTGCCACCTTTGGAACCTTAGCTGTTTTCCTTACCTGGGTGCTTTGGATTTTGTCATACATCCTCGCCTTATTAAGGATAAGTAGACTCCTGTGGTCTGTTACAGCGTCTAACTCTTCCTTGGAATAACCCATCTCAGCGGCGAAGGTCTTGAGTTCCGCACTCAACTTCTCACGCTTATCAGAGTTGCCCCACTCAGGCATTTTCTGAGCTAACAATTCCTGCTCATGTTTCAGCATCACCTGATGCTGTTGCTGTGCTTGTTGCTGACCTTGATACTGGATACGATTTTGCTCATTCTGTACCGTTTGAGCTTTATGCTCTATATCCCGCATTTCTTCCCGCATGGTCATAAACCGCATAGGGTCGTCATTCTTGAGAGCCTCCCAGTCGACATTGCGGTACTGGTCGTACTTCTCATTTTGCATTTGCTGGAACTGGCTGAGTGCCTCTTGGTACTGCTGACGCTCCTGTGCTACTGCACTCTGTTCCTGCTCAAATGCCCTCCTCTGTGCGGACAAGTCCTGCGTTTTTTGCGTATAGTCAGCACCCTTTTGATAGCCACTTTTGAGTTCTTCAAGGGTTACCCCCTCTTGCTTACCGCCAACCTGGACGGTGTAAGTTGGGACCTCAACGTCTTCATATTTGGACTCGTCAGCTTCACCTTCTGGCTCCGCTTCCTCACCCTCTGGCTGTTCTTGTTCTGGTGCATCTCCCCGATCCTCGGCATCAAGCTGTTGGATTGGTTCCCTGTCATCACGAGGAATATAGTCCTCGGATTTACTGCTTAAGATACCCGCATTTACGATGGCTTCTGCGGCATCCGCTTCACTGTTTAACGCTCTCGGCTCTGCGGGTGTTGCCACTTGCCCACCGCCGACTTCCCCTTGAGGATTGGTCTCGGTCATCTTTTTTCTCCAAAATGTACGATTTTCCTTGACACGCCTATTTTTACGGGTTATTGTAAAAAAGACGGATCAAAAAGTTATTAAAGCCTAAGCAAAGACCAAAAAGAAAAACCTTTGAGGCCTCTCCTCAAACTCCACTCAAAAACAAAGGGTAAAACCCAAAAGATTAAACCCTTAAAAATTAACTTGCCGCAATACCGTTAGCTCCGCCATCAGCACAAAAACCACCAATGAACCAAACTGTACCGTTGCTTACAATATCAATATGATCACCTAACTGTGAAGCAGAGCCAAAAGTTGCTGTCAGATGGGAAGTCCCGTTAAATAATTCAGCCGCCGCATCACCAGCAGTAACCGCACCGGAGAAGAAATCACCCGCTACCGCAACTACCGTACATGCAGTAGTAGAATAATCAGCGTTTAGAACTATCTTGAAATTCATCCCCAATTCAGCCGCCGGGAGAGTAATATCTACCCCATTAGCACCCATCAGAATCATTTTGCCAGAATCGCCAGCACTAAGAGTAGCATCTGCCGTGACAATTTTTGATGGGACCTTCTTTATTTGGATTTTGTTTGCTATAATATCGTTGTATTTACCACCCATAATGCTATCCTCGTTAAATTTTATTATCGCAACGTCAAAGCGTTACCTGTACCTTACATCCCGCAAGCGGGAACCCTTACTTAGGAAACGGCCCGTTCTTTGGAGAAGGGTGCGTCATCCTCTGACAACTTGCCTTACTTTGTGAACCATCGCTTGAACTCGTACCCTTGGAGGCCTGGTTCAGGCTTGCTGTCCCACCACCACTGTGCTTCTTGTGTGCGTTGGTATTTTTTACCTCTTTACCATATGCCATTTTTTCTCCTCTGTTGAATAACCTTTAACTGATCTTCAGCCATCTTGCCGGTAACTATCACCGAGGCTAGTTGTGCCTGGACCGATGAAACAGTTGCATACATTAGCCAAATCTTTTCACGCTGGTCTGTAGCTTCTACCGAAGATTGCTTCCACGCATCAAAGTATTCACTTTCTAGCTTCTGGAAGGCCTCGATAAGTAACGGGTCTTCAAGGAGAAGTTTGGCTTTTGTTCCCCTTTGTAGCTCCGTACTAAGCTGATGTTCCTCATTCATATAATACCTTATTTAAGTAGGCTATGCTTACCGCCCTCCATCAGTCCTTGGATAGGAACATCATTAATTGCTTCGATCTTCGGTAACGTATCGTCAAATACTACGAAGTTTCTCGTTTGGTTTGGACTAATAAGTGTCATCTCTGGATTTCGTTTAATAAAATCTAAAGCCTCCCTTTCTGTAGTGAAATTGTACCAGCCACCTTTTGGGTGTTTAGCTGTCCAATATTTTTGCCCCCTAGAACCCTGATCCAGATACTTAATGCCGGGGATGCCCTCGTCTTTCATTATTTGGGATGCTTGCTCCCTGCTCT